AAAATTGTTGTGCTGCCCATGCTCTGAACGCTCTTTGCCAAGCTGTCTGAGTTCTTGAGTAGCACACGCCCTGTCACCCGCGTGGGTGATGGGGCTTTGGGGGTCCAGGTTGCTTTACCTGGGCCCCATGATGGCGCTTTGAAACGCGCGTTAATCAAAGTTTCATGTGCCGGTGCGTCTATAATAACATTATTGTTGATATTGAAACATTCGCGGAGCATAATTACTACCGCTCCCAGTGCTTTGAAAACAACTGCCCGTACTTATAAATATGTCGCATATCACCCTGTATTAAGACCAGTTGGAGGTTTACATACCCTCCTGGGTCTATGTGCAGGATTGAGATACGCATATTTGGCTATTAGTTCAACCTACTCTTATCGCCATAAAGTACAATATCTAAAGACCCGCATCGTAAACAAAATGAAGCGAGCCCCAACGTATTCCGCCGAAGTCGTTCGAACCAATTTCAACGACACGGTGATGCCAACGTTCAAGCCCGCTCCAGACCATACTCATGGTGAAGCTGCAGCTGACCGATCATCAGCTTCCAGTTTCATCGATCGATTAGCCAGTATTCTGGGACGACAAGCATATTATGTCCAGAGTTCGCGTGCTGACGAGAGGAATGGCCGAGTGGGATCACGTTCATATTATTGGACGAAAGATTTAACAACAACACCAAAACCACTCGAATTACCCGCTCACCCTCTAGTAGCGCTTGTAGATGTTGACCAATATATTGACATGCCAGAGTTTCTGTGTGTCAATGTCCATCCAACTGTGATTTATACTGTGCAACCTGACCAAGTCAGTAAAATTGCCAAGAATTACAGTTATACCTTTGACGAGCAAAATCAAATAAGGTACAACGTTACTGGAGGAGCTATGTACTCACATCACGTCTGGAATTATGCCACTGACCACCTTGTAGCATACCAGATGTTGTGGGGAGTACCATATAAGGTTGCATCATATTTAGTTGACCGTCGGTCAACGTCACCAGACCATGAACTCATTATGCTCACCCCAATGGGTTCTTGGTTTGGTGTAGGTGCAGTCTTGTATTATAATTGGATCTCCGGGAAAGAATTGAGCCGACTACAAGTTGTGACTCCTGGCGGGTATACTCGCCTTATGACTTCTTCTCTTGAAGGTGTACAAATTTCTACTGGAAAGATTTTATCGTATGCCTCAGCTATTGTCCCCGCCCCTGTAGATGATGCAATTGCTTGCATTGCTCGCACGTCTGACTACGTGCTTAGCATGCCTCAAGTGTTATCGTTTACTGACGGAGACCGTGTAGCTGGAGCTGCGTTATTGGAATACCATAGGAATATAGTACCCTACAAACCTGATTTAGTGTGCCCTGTACCACAATCGGTACGCCGCTATCAGTTTGATCCGCCAAAGTATTATCCTGGAGCTAAACCAACATTAGTTGGTTTCATGACTCCTTTAATTAATGGTGCATTTGCGCCAGATCGTACTTTGACGAATGAAGTCCAATCTATAAAAGGAAGAATCGAAGACGTTCGCCAACCAGAAATGGAGTTAAATCCCTTTATGGTTCGAGCGATGAGTGAATTTGCTGAGTTGCTCGTTCCTGAGAGCGCTAAACATTCACTCCATCCTGTGGAAGATGATGAAGTCTTAAATAGGCAACCTAGACCTAGTCAACGTCGCGTACTTGCTGGCACTCATGGTGCATTAGCACGCCGCATTGTACAGATGTTTCTCAAGGCCGAGGCATATCCTAATATTAAAGACCCTAGAGCTATCTCAATCATCGACCCAGTGGATAAACGTGCGTATAGCCGTTATATGTACGCCTTCGAAACCATCCTCAAATCGCAGAATTGGTATGCATTTTCTCGGAAACCCAAGGATATTGCAAAACGTGTCACAGAAATTTTGACACATGCCAATTTTGCTGCTAATACTGATTTTAGCAGATTTGATGGTCATGGTTCAAATATCATGCGTGACCTTGAGAAACAAATTCTCATGCGCTCATTTGCTGTACAATACCATGAGGAATTATTGCAATTACATCGTGCGCAATTTAACCTCAAGGCATATGCAACATTTGGGACTAAATATACCACGGCTTTTAGCCGAGCTTCAGGGTCACCAGAAACTTCCTTATTTAATACGCTCGTCAATGCTTTTGTAGCCTACTTGGCATTGCGCATGACCAGAGAAAATGGTCTTTTCCTTACACCACATGAAGCCTTTTCACGATTAGGTATCTATGGTGGGGATGATGGTTTGACAGCTGATGTTGAACCAGAAACGTACACAAAAGCAGCACGTTGGATAGGCCAGAAATTAACTATTGAACCAGTCCAACGAGGGTGTCCAGGCGTCAAGTTTTTAGCAAGAATATATTCTCCTGACGTCTGGTATGGTGATGATAATTCATGCTGTGACCTACCACGACAAGTAGCTAAATTACATGTATGTGTCCGCATGAATCCAAATGTAACAGCAACGATGAAACTATTGGAGAAAGTTCGGAGTTTCAGTCTATCAGACTTAGAAACACCTATCATCGGTGATTTTTGTCGTCAAGTGTTGAGAGTACATGGATCAGAAATTCAATTAGATGAACGTACCGCTCCTATGCGTACATGGTTATCACATTTCACACGTGAAAACCAATATCCAAATCGGCCTGCCGAGTGGATGTACGCATATGCTAGCGAATCTTTACCTGAATTCGAGTACAAACGTTTCCAAACCTGGTGTCTAAATACGAACACAATTTGTGGTCTATTAGAACCGCCTACATTTATGGTGGCACCCCCTGCCAAATCAGAAACACCTGTAGTTGTAGATGGAGACGTTATTCCATATGACGCAAAGTTACAAAGACCTCAATCTGAGGAAAAATATCATCCCAAGAAAACTTCCCCCACTGGGTCCAAACAATCTAAGATACCAGTGTTGAAAAAGAAGGAAGTTAAGCAGTCTCTTGATGCTAAAGACAAGAAGACTGAGGCTCATCTCAATAAACCTAAAGTTAAGATAGATGGACCTGTGGTTAAGACCAATTTGCCGAAACCAGAGATCAAAGAGCGGGCGGAGACCTTCGAAGAGTTAAAAGCTCGGAAGATAGCTGCCGGAACCTGGTCGGAAGTTAAACCAGTTAAGGAGGATGCAAAGAAAGCTCCAGTAGATCCTCAACTGAAGAAAAACCCTGGTAAAGCACAGAAACCAGTGGCTAAGACACCTAAATTAAAACAAGTGTTAAAAGATGGTGTCAATAACAAGAATTGGCGTAAGGTCCAATAAGGACCTTATTTAAAGCGGGTAGATTTGGCTACCTGCTTATTGAGTTTAAACGATCTCATTAAAAATTGTTATTGCTCTCATGTCCGAAGCTAAGAAAAATACTTCTCCTTCTCAGCCCAAGCGTGGCAATAGGCGACGTGGCCGTGGTGGTCGCAATAAACCACAGTCACAACGCGGTGATCAAAAGTCTAAGCAAGCACCAGTTGCTCAGACACAGATTAATCGCACGCGTAAACCTAAAGTGACAACCTTACCTAACGGTGATTGTCGCATTACGCATCGCGAGTATGTTGAAGACATACAAGCAGCTGTTGGCACACCTTCGAACTTTACAGTTCAGGGTTTACCAATTAATCCCGGTCAGAAAGGCACTTTTCAGTGGCTTTCACGGATTGCAGCCAATTATGAGTCATATGTATTTGAATCACTGAGCTTCTGTTATGAAACTGAAGCAGCGACGACTCTAGGCGGTACTCTGATGTTGGCGATCGATTATGACGCCGCTGACCCTGCACCAACTAGTAAGCAGCAAGCTATGGCATATCGCAGTTCTACACGTACTGCACCATGGGCTGGCTGTCGACACCGCTCCATGAAAGAAGATTTGTCTAAGTCCAAGTCAAACTTCGTTCGTATTGGAGCCCAACCACCGAATACTGATATCAAGACTTATGATATCGGTAACTTGTGGATTATTTCACAAGGGGTTGGCACTCCCCAAGCTACACTCGGGGAGTTGTATGTAGAATATACCGTGAAGTTGATGACTCCGGTTTATGAAAGTCTGAGTGACCTAGTCCCCACTGGTGGTTCCTTTACCGCTGGTGGAGCTATGTCTGGAATCAACCCTTTAGGGACTATCCCAGTTGCGTCAGGTGCCAATGATGGCATATTACTTGATGGTTTATCAAATATAACCATCACTCAACCTGGCACTTATCTGGTTTATTTATCATCTGTGGGTACTGGTATAACTGCCGGCACCCTTACTCCTGACATTCACTCTGTAGTTGGTACTCTTCAACAAGTAGTAGATGCTGGTGGCCTCTTCGTCATCGCAATCTACCAAGTTATCGTGTCTGAACCATCTTTAATAAGTTATGCTCTCACCGCTACTACAGTGTCCGCAGGCCAGGCCTATCTAGGCACTGCTCCCACCGGTTCATTGTAATGCCATGTCCGTATTGTCTCACGAATCGTCCACGTAATGGACTACGCTCTGGCAGAATTAACGGATCTTTTCTTCGCTCGAAGTTGAGTCCAAGTTATTAAGATCTCTTGGGAGATTAACCAAGCAGCTGGCGTGTTAAGTAATCTTTTCACGTTTGCTGTAAATTTGTTCCCTGATTCAGGCGAAACTTCACTTTGAGTGGTCGACCCCGGCGCTCAATAGGAAGGCTATCTTGAATACTGGAACCTGCTAACCTCCCAATCTGAATCTTTCTGTTCCTTTCAGTCTACCTGAAAATTGTG